TCCAAACGGCGACCTAGCCCCGGACCAGCTCGACACACATGTCTGCATCCAGTACAAGTTGCCGGGCAAAGACACAGATGGCGAAGATGCACCCGCCGGCCTCTACTGCTGGCTCCAGGAGTACCCGGAGGAAGGTAGCCTCTGCATCGATGCCCCGTGGGCGTTCGGCCCCGAAGACTTCAACCTCCACCGCCACCTCCAGAGGCAGCGCGCCTTCAGCGAACGCAACTTCGGCCCCGGCATGCGCACCCAGGGCGTGGTGGACCACATCCGCAAAGAGCTGATCGAGGTGCTGGCCAACCCACAGGATCTGAGCGAGTGGATCGACGTCGCCATCCTGGCGCTCGACGGCGCCTGGCGCACCGGCGCCACGCCGGCGCAGATCATCGCCGCCCTGGTGGCCAAGCAAGACAAGAACGAAGCCCGCAACTGGCCCGATTGGCGCACCGCGCCGCCTGACCAGGCCATTGAGCACGTCCGCACCGGAGAGCAATCATGAGCTGCAGCCACAAACCCCGCAAGGCATACCGCCCGCGCCCCAGCGCCCGTGCTGCCAAGCCCGCACAGGCAGACCGCGAAGAGGTGCTGGGCATCCTTCAAGACGCCATCAAGGCCCTGCGCGAAGGCGTGGCCACCGAGCTGCAGTGGTCCATTGCAGACGGCGCGCTGGAAGTGTCCAAGGCCATTGAGCACCAGGGCATCGTGCGCGGCCTGGCAGAGCACCTGGCCACCACCAGCACCGCCCTGCTGGCCATCTACGACCGCGCCATGGCCACCGGCACCTGGCGCAGCACCGCCCTGTGGTACTACGAGCTGGACGCGCTGCAGACCTTCCTTGATCTGCACACCTTCCAGGTGCACCAGCTCGGCCGCGCCGAGTTCCTGGCCGCCGTCGACGGCGCCACCAACCAGGTGCGCCGGCAGGGCGGCAATGTCACGGTGGTGCGGGGCGACCTGCAGGAGGTTGCCGCAGCATGACCACCATCTGCACATCCATGGCCGCACGCGGGCTGCGCCCGGTGGCCGAGCTGGCACAGAACCGCCAGCATGGCGATCGGCTCCGCTACATGGCGGGTTGCCGCTGCCAGCAATGCCGCGGCGCCAACACTGCCTATGAACGCGCCCGCGCCCTTGCACGCAAGGCGGGGGAATGGAACGGCCTTGTCAGTGCCGATCAGGCCAGGGCGCACATCGCACACCTGTCAAGCCGCCATGTCGGCCGCAGGACCATCGGCCAGGTGGCCGACGTGTCAGACACAGTCCTCAGCAAGATCATCTCTGGCGAAAAGACCAAGATCCGCGCCGCCACCGATCGCGCCATCCTGGCGGTTACCGAGGCAGCAGCTGCAGACCATGCCCTCATCCCCGATGGCCCCACCTGGAAGCTGCTGGACGAACTCATCGCCAGCGGCTACACCAAGGCCGCGCTGGCCCAGCAGCTTGGCGCCAAGACACGCGCGCTGCAGATCGGCCGCCACCAGGTGACCGTCAGGAACGCCTACGAGGTGCAGCGACTGCATGAGCGCCTGCGCATGGTCCAGGCCGGGCCGAGCCTGCGGCTCATCAACGAGCTGCGTGAGGAAGGCTTCCGCCAGGCCGTGATCGAGCAACGCGTCGCCGATCTGGCTGCCCAGCTCGGCCTCCCCACGCCAGACCTGACCGTGCGCAACGGCCAAATCCAGGAGCGCGCCGCGCGCCTGCTTGAGCGTGTACACGCAAATCTGACGGAGTAACGACATGCCACTGCCCTGCCACCAACCGGAGTACACCATGAACGCAATTGAACCCCTGAAACTCACCCTCCCCACCCTCGGCCACCTGGTCGAAGGCGGCTTCTTCCACGGCGTCTTGCTGATCGACGGCAAGCTCTACGGCGAGGCCACCGGCCCCAAGGCCGACTGCTTCGTCGAAAACCTGCCCTGGATGAAAACCTACAAGGACGTTCCCGGCGCCACGAGCGACTGGGACGGCTTGGTCAACACGCAGGCGATGGCCAAGGCAGGCAGCCCGCTGGCCGAAGCCGCGCAGGCCTGCCGCAGCGGCGGCTTCGACGACTGGTATGTGGCTGCACGCGGCGGCCTGCTGCTGCAGTACGGCATCAAGAAGCTGCTGCCCGAGGCCGAGGCCTTCGAAGAGCGCTTGCACTGGTCCAGCACGCAGTTCTCTCGCTACTACGCCTTCCACCAGCACTTCGACCTCGGCAGCACCAACACCTTCGACAAGTCCTGGTCTGGTGGTGCGGCGAGGTTCGTCCGCAGATTCCTCCTTGAGTCCTTGATCGCTTGAGCCCTTTACCCGGCGCGTAGCGCCGGGCCGATTTTCTTCAACCCCTGGAGCACTCATGAACACTGAAACTACCGCGGCCACGGCCGCATCCATTGCGCACCGCGCGATCAAGCTGCCGGCCATCGGCACCATGCTGCCTCACCTGAGCGGCGCCTTCTGGGGCGTGCAGCGCGCCCGCCCCAGCTCCGGCCAGGCGGACTACGCCCTGATCGTCCCGCCCGGCCCCGAGTTCGAGCGCCGCGAGGTGGCCTGGGGCAGCGAGGGCGTGGACGAGCCCGGCGCGGCCTGCCAATGGGACGGCCTGGCCAACACCCAGGCCCTGCTGGCCAGCGGCAACGATCACCCGATGCTGGCGGATCTCCCGCAAGTGGAAGCCATCGACGGCCTGAGCGGCCTCTACCTGCCTTCGCTGTGTGAGGGCAAGACCCTTTTCGCCAACGGCTGCGATGCCTTCGACCCGAAGCTCTGGTACTGGCTCAGCACGCAGTTCTCTCGCAACTCCGCCTTCAGCCAGTACTTCAACCTCGGCAGCACCCTCAACTTCGTCAAGTCCTGGTCTGGTGGTGCGGCGAGGTTCGTCCGCAGATGCTCCCTTGAACTCTTGATTCCTTGAACCCTTCACCCGGCGCGCAGCGCCGGGTCGCCACCCATTTTTTGAACATGGCCCTTCACACCGAACTCCCGATCTACAAGCATGCCTACGGCCTGCTGCGCCTGTCGCTCGTCGGCAAGGCGAACATGCGGCGCGACTTCAAGCAGTCGCTGGGCACGCGCATCCATGACGAGTGCATCGAGATTCTGTCGCTGATTGCCGATGCCAACGCCGCCGGTGACCAGGAACGGCCCGCTGTCCTGCAGGCAATGCTCAGGCGGGTAGGCAAGGTCGAGTTTCTGCTGCGCGTCTGCAACGACGAGCGGTTGATCCCGACGAAGGTATGGGCCGACGCCATCGCGCTGCTGCAGGCCGTCGGCTCGATGGGTGGCGGGTGGCACAAGTATTCCCGCAAGAAGGCGTCAGTTGCATGAAAGCCAAGGTTCTCATGCCCGCACGCCAGTTGAATCTGGACTTGCCCCTGGCCCACGAGGCCACGGATAGGCGCACCACGGATACCGCTGCCCCAGGGCAGGCACGGTCCGGCGCAGTTTCCGCACTGATCGGCCGTTCTGGCCTTCGGCGCGGCGACGTGACAAGCAAGCACCGACGCAGTTCTCTCGCAACAACGCCTTCAACCAGAACTTCAACAACGGCAACACCAACAACAACGACAAGTCCTGGTCTGGTGGTGCGGCGAGGTTCGTCCGCAGATTCAAACGCACCGTGTTCGTTCGAGGCCCTGGTGCAGGCCTACAAAGATTGCCGCGCCAACAAGCGCAACACCGCCAGCGCCCTGCTCTTCGAGCAGGCGCTGGAGGCCAACCTCTGGGCGCTTTACCAGCGCCTGATCGACGGCAGCTACCGGCCCGGCCGCAGCATCTGCTTCGTGGTGACGCGACCCAAGCCGCGCGAGGTGTGGGCGGCCGAATTCACCGACCGCATCGTGCACCACCTGTTGTACAACCACATCGCGCCGCGCTTCCACGCCAGTTTCGACGCCGGCAGCAGCGCCTGCATCCCGGGCCGCGGCACGCTGTACGCGGCCAATGTGCTGGCCGGCGCGGCCCGCTCTATCACCCAGAACTGGAGCCGCCCAGCGCACTACCTCAAGATGGATCTGGCCAACTTCTTCGTGGCCATCAGCAAGCCCATCCTGCTGGCCCAGTTGGCCAAACGTGTGCACGAACCCTGGTGGTTCGATCTGGCTCGTACCATCCTATTTCATGACCCGCGCGCCGACGTCGAGCTGCGCGGCAGCCCGGCCAAGCTGGCCCTGGTACCGCCCCACAAGAGCTTGTTCAATGCGCCGGCGGATACCGGCCTGCCCATAGGGAACCTGAGCAGCCAGTTCTTTGCCAACGTCCACCTGGACGCGCTGGACCAGCACATCAAGCACCAGCTGCGCGCCCGGCACTACATGCGCTATGTGGACGACTTCATCCTGCTGCACGATTCGCCCCAGTGGCTCAACCAGGCACGCTCAGACATCGAGGCCTGGCTCCCCGAGCACCTGGGCGCCTGCGTCAACCCCAGCAAGACCATCCTGCAGCCCGTCGATCGCGGCATCGACTTCGTTGGCCACGTCATCAAGCCGTGGCGCCGCACCACACGGCCACGCACCCTGGCCACGGCCCTGCGCCGCCTGGAGCACATGCCGGCCGAAGACCTGCACACCACCGGCAACAGCTACCTGGGCCTGCTGCGCCAGGCCACACACAGCCACGCCGACCAGGCGAAGGTAGCCAGGCTGCTGCGCCGGCGCGGGCATGCGGTAGCTGGGGACTTGAGCAAGATTTACAGGAGGACCACATGACCTTCCCCGCCGATCTGGCCAAGCTCTACGTCGAGCATGCTGGCCAACGCTACGAACCCAGCAACGGCACAGAGGGCGAGATCTTCATGTCCGAATGGTGCCGCCAGTGCGCCCGCGATCGCGCCATGCGCGAGGGCGAGCCCGAGACAGAGTGCGACGACGACGAACTCTGCACCATCATCGCCGCCAACTTCGCCGGCGAGGCCAAGGAATGGGTCTACGGCACCGACGGCCAACCCATGTGCACCGCCTTCGTCAAGGCCAGCAGCGAGATCCCGGCACCGCGGTGCGAGCACACGCCGGACATGTTCGGAGACAACCCATGACAGCGCCCACCGAACTCACCCGTCAGCAGCTATGCGCCGCGCTGGGTATCAGCGAAAGTACCGTTCGACGCCTGGAGCTTGATGGGCTACCATTCACGCCCGTCGGCCTTCGGGCCAAACGCTACAACCTGGCCGAAGTGAAGGCCTGGCTCAAGACGCATCAACCATGTCAACCTGGCAAGATAAACAAGGCCGTCGGCACATCGGCGTTATGGTCCGCGGCCAACGAGTTCACCGCATCCTGCCGCAAGGCGCATCTGCGAGTGATGCCAAGCGCGTAGAGGCCGAGATCCGCGCCGAGTTGGAGGCCCCGGCACAGCGCGCCACATCGGCCGGCGACGTGCCCATGACCGTGGCACTCGCCCTCTACACCCGCCACGCCGAGCACCTGAGCAGCGCCAGCACCTCCGAGCACCACGCACGCCGCCTGGGCCCTTGGGCCGAGCGCTACCAGGCCAGCCAGGCGCGCGAGTTCGCCGCCCACGTCATCAAGGACATGCGCGGGCACTACGCCCCCGCCACCATCAACCGCAGCCTGGCCACCGCCAAGAAAGGCCTGGCGCTCGCCTGGGAGCAGGGCCTCACGCCAGAGAACTACGGCCTGCGCATCAAGGGCGTGCCCGTCAACAACAAGCGCGAAGTATTCCTCAGCGTCGACCAGGTGCGCGAGATCGCCAGCCACTGCACCGAGCAGGCCCAGGCCGCCATCTGGGCTGCACTGCTCACAGGCGCCCGCCGTGGTGAGCTGGTGCAGATCCGCCAGGAACACATCGGCCGCGACGAGATCACCATCCCGGCCAGCCATACCAAGACCAAGCGCAGCAAGGTCGTGCCCATCATCCCGGCCCTGCGGCCGTGGCTCAAGTACTTTCCCCTGCAACTCAAGGCCGACGGCATCAAGACTGCATGGCGCCGTGCCCGTGTGGCTGCCGGCATGGAGCACGTCAACTTTCACGACCTGCGCCACAGCTGCGCCAGCATCCTGCTCAGCCTGGGCGTTGACCTGTACACCATAGGCAAGATCCTTGGCCACGCCAACGTGCAGACCACCCAGCGCTACGCCCACCTGCAGATCGAGCAGCAGCGAGCCGCCCTCAACAAGCTCAGCAACCTGGTGCAACCGCCGCCCAAAAAGCAAAAATCCCGCGCCACCAAGAAGGCAGCGCGGGCATGATTTACACCGGAAATTACACAGGCTTGTGATTTACACAGACCCGAGAAAAGAAAAAACCCACGTAAGTCGTTGATTTACGTGGGTTTTTTGTTGGTGGGCGATACATGGATCGAACATGTGACCCCTGCAGTGTGAATGCTATTGACGATCAAGCCGAACCCTCGTTTCCCTCTGGAGAACGCGGCCCTGGCGAGCCTGAAATGGTGCTGATCGGCAGCAAATTACACAGGAATTACACAGGCCCGCACACCCGCCGCGCCAACTCCAGCACCTCCCGCAGCCGCGCCAGCACGTTGCTCAACTGCTGCCGGCTCACGCCGGCGCTGTCGGCCGCCACGCTGGGCGGCAGGCCGTCGACCAGCACCAGGCGGGCGCTGGCCATGGCGGCGCCGGCGCGGATGCTGGTCAGCGCCACCAGGGCGTCGAACTGGTCGGGCGTGAGGGTTCTCATAGCTCGCAGAACTCCCACGCGCTGCACATGCCCACGCTGACCTCGCCCAGCGCCTGCAGTTCGCGCACCACGGGCGCGGCCTCGGCGGTGCCCAGCCACTGGCGCACGAAGAACGCGGCGTGCGCTCCGCCCTCTGCCACGGCGTCGGCCACCTGCTCGGGCGCCACGTCCGCCACATAGCGCAGCGCCACCACCTTGCCACCCATGATGGCTGCCAGCGCCAAGCCCGCGCCGTGGTACTGGCTAGCCAGGTCGTCGGTGATTTTATGAACCTTCATGCTTATCCCTCCGCGCTCCACGCGCTCAATGATCCAGTCGCCCAGCTTCATGCCGGCAGCCCGGCTCTCACGCACCCAGCGGGCCTTGAGCGCCGCTGAGACGTGCAGGTGAATAAGGGCCTCGCGGCCCTCGGTGTTGTTACTCATCAATCTCGACGTATTCGGTGTCAATGCCCGCAGCACTGACCGTGAAGGTCTGCGTGCGGCCGTAGATGCTGTCCCAGCTCTTGAGTTCGATGCCGGCGTCGTTGCCTTCGCTCAGCGAGAAATCGGCATGCTGCGCCCAGGCACGCAGCATGTCCATGGTGCTCTTGGACGTGCCCTCGTACAACTCGGGGGTCTTGTGGTTGGCGCGCAGGAAGGCGCGGATTTCTTCGAGGCCGGCTGCGTTGATGGTCTTGATGACTGCTTGCATGATGTTGCTCCGATCAGGATTCCCGGAGCCGCCGGGGCGGTGGACAGTGCGCCTGTCCATGAATCAAATAATACACTGTTTTTAATGTATTGCAAGAAATTTTTTACCGTTCGTCGGAAATTTTGGACGAAAAAAAGCCCTCCACCCCGTGAGGAGTGGAGGGCTGGAGATCCGGGTAACCTGTAGAACCCCCGGAAGGAGACAACTGCAAATCAGGCTGATCGCTCAGCCATGGCCAAATCGATGCACCTGGCCACGGCGCGGGCTTCGAGCAGACGGCCCGCCTTCAACAGGCGGGCACGGTAAGCGCGCATGCGTATGGCAGCGCGCTCGATTTCATTGGCCGTCGACGATGCCGGCGGCGGTGCGGCACTGGTAGTACTGGCTGGCAACCTCGGCCAGCTTGTCGGTGGTGGCGCCGAAGCTGTCATCGCGCAGCGGCGTCAGGCGGGGGCAGTTGGCCACCACCAGTGCGCTCGGCTCTGCCGCCTGTGAGGGCTGCATTGAGGAGGCGCAGCCCGTCAGGGCTGTGGCGGCAATCAACGTACACAGTGTTGTTAAGAATTTCACGCTGGATCTCCTGCTGGATGGTGGTTTGCAGCGGCTTCATCTTGGCGATGGCGTTGGCTGCCAGCTTGCCGGCCTCTTCGCCGGCGCGGCGCACGTCTTCCTGGCGGTCGGCGTCGGTGGCTTTCTGGTGGTCAACACCCAGGCGGAAACCGCCCCAGCCAGCGCCCATGACGGCCACCAGCGCCGTGATGATGAGGTAGGGGTTCATGGCATGTACCGTCCTTTCGGCTCGGGCTCGGGGTAGAGCCGCTTGTCCTGGTTGCGCTCGTCGATCTCGCGTATCTGCGCCGCGTGGGCGCGGTTGATCGTGCGGATGCGGGCCTGCGGCCGCCGCTTGCGCGGCTTGGCCAGGCCCTTGGTGCGGTCGGTGCTCATGCCAACCCCACGATGCCCGGCACGGTGCCCGCGTCGGTGATAGTGATAACGCGGTTGATGGGTTTCTCGGGCGTGTGGGTGGATACGTGCACCCACTGCTTGCCCTTCACGCCCTCCAGGATGAGCTGCCCGATGCCCAGCACGCTTACCAGCGGTGCCAGCAGGCGGGCCACCTCGGTGGGCGTGCCGAACTGCGGCACCACGATATCGGCCGCATGACCCTGGGTGTGGTCAGACGAGGAGCGACTACCCACCGCCCGGTTGACCTCCGGGCACCTGTACCCGCTGGTGACCACCACCGGCACGCCCACCGTGGAGCGGATGCGCTCCAGCATCTCAGCCGTGCGCACCAGGCGCGGCAGCAGCTCCTGCGGCGGCGTGTTGTCCAGGCCAAGGCGCTGCGCGGTGGCGCTGCGGGTCAGCTCTTCCAGGGTGAAATGCTCGGTGAGTTTCATGGCCTACCCTTCCTTAACGCGCGTGCGAACGATCAGAACCGCAAAGCCGAGCAGCACGCTTGTCTCGGCCAGCGTGGGGTGCTCCAGGCGCAGCAGCATGTCGCCGTAAGCGAGGGGAACCCCCAGATACAGCAGCACCGGCGCCGCCACTGCCCCGCCCGCGCCTATGGCCAGCAGCAGCCAGGCCACGGCCTTCAGGCCGTCCACCAGACGCGCATGCGCCGTCATGCCCCTGACAAAGGGACAGGTGCGCTCCAGCTTGTTCAAGGCCTCGGCCAGCACCACGAGGCCGGCCGCCCAGTGCAGGTGTTGCAGCAGATCCGTCATGCCTTGCCTCCGTCGTTGCCCTGCTCGATCTCGCGTTTGCGACGGCGGATCAACGCGCCCAGGGAGTGCTGCGCGCCACCACCAATGGTGAAGGCCACGCCCAGCACCATAGGCAAGGGCAGATTGCTCAGCGCCACGTTGGGCGTCACGTAGCCGGCCGTCAGGCTGGAGGCCAACGCCACCACCATGCGACGCCCTGTGTCGCGCAGTAGGTGGCGCCAGGTGTCGCCAGTAGCTGGCACGGTGTTGAGCAGCACCATGGCCGCAAGGGAGCCGGCAAAGCCCGCCACCAGGAAGTCCACCCGAAGCCCCAGCGGCACACCGAAGGCCGCCAGCACCGGAACAGTGGCACCACCCGCCACGAACTGCACGGTGGCAACGGTTGTGGCTGATAGTTCGGCCATGTCGTCCTCACGAGTGATTGAAATGAAATAGCCGCCGGGCTTTCGCCGGGCGGCTTGTGGTCAATGCGCGGGTTGATCAAACCGGCCAGGCCAGCGCCGGCAGCTCGGCCTCGAAGTCGGCAATGTCTGCTGGAATTTGCCCGGCTCCGTTGGTGGGCCAATTGCCTGCCAGCGTCCGTGCCTCGATCAATTCCGACACAGCCCACGTCTCGGCTGTCTTTAGCACCAGGTACTCGCACTCCGCTCTGTAGCGAAAGACGATGTTCTGCAAATCGGCCGGCAAGGTCGCGATTTGCGCATCCGTAAGGCTCTTGTACTTTTCCAGAGAGTCCACGTTCGTATAACGGCGAGTTGCGGCGAAGTCATCAAGTCGCTTCTGGATCTGGTTGCTCAACCTGGCCACTCGCTGTTCCGTTGCAATGCCGGCCTCTTGGGCTGCCACAGTGGGCCAGTCGATCTCGATTGCAACGCCACTGGCATCCCAGGCTTGAATATCGCTCTCATCATCGCCATTGACGACGACAGCCAGCGGATAGGCTTTTCTTACGGCTTCGTGGTTCATGCTTGAATCTCCAGGAGTGTGAGCGTGGAAATTCCGCGCCCACTGTCTGCGCTGTCAGCATCGTTCTGCGACCGGTTTACATATGCAGTTGTTCCGTCTTGACCTGTCATCGCCTGAACCTTGTAGGTGGTAGCGGAAGTTGTTGCTGGAGAGTCACGGAAGTTTGCTGTAGCCGAGCCTGAAACGTAAGACGCATTGCCAGTGACTGTGATGGTTGACCTTGTGCGAGAACCGGCAGCATCACCGATCCCGATTGCTGTGCTGCCACAAACAAGTTGTGCATGGGCGCCAACAGTTGATTGCCCGTTTAGTGCGATCGACAGAATTGCAAGAATCTTGTTTGAAGCACTGCTCGGTGTTATTGACGCAGACAGACCAGTAACGTCCGTCATCGTAGTGGACGATGTACTCCAAGTGTCTGTTTTTGTGACCGAAACAACCTGTACAACCTGGCCTGAAAGATAGGTTGATCCGGACGGGGGCAATGGATTGATCAGAATCCAGTCCGTCCCGTCATCCACGAAAATGCAGCGCTGGCCGGCCACCAGCGTGGTGTCCACCTTGGTGCCGGCGCTGTTGTAAGCCTTCACGCTTTTCGCAGCGTCTCCGTTCACTGCCATGGTGGTGGCCGCGCCGCCGTTGCCGGTGACAATGATGGCGTCCACCACTTTCACGCCGGAAGTGGCAGGCGACTGGGTGGCCACGATGGCGGTGCCGGTGCCGGTGATGGTGGCCAGGGTGGCGGTCTGTTTCTGGACTGAAATCAACGCCCAGGTGCTCAGCTTGCAGATGGTGACCCAGTCGCTGTTAGCCGCGTTGCGTTGCTTCAATAGATCATTGGCTGTGTCCGGCCACAACATGTAGGCATAGGTTGGTGACGGCGCTGTTGCCCCGCTGTTGAGGCTGGCGAGGGCGAGCGCCATGGCGTTGAGGTCCGCCAGGAAGGAGGAACCGTCCTGATCGGCAATCACGTAATCATGTTGCGACATGGTCAGCCTCCCTTACCGCCGATGCGGCCAATGGAGTTGACGAACTGCTGATCCCACTGCGCCAACCTGGGTGGCAACTGGCCAGAGCGGGCGGCGAGCTGGACGAGTTCGTGCACTGCTTCCTCCAGGCTCACGCTGCCAGGCTGGGTGATGCGCTGGCTGCGCGGAAGCGGGTCAAACCGCTGTTGCGCGGCATTCCAGCGGTAGGCGCCGGGCGTCAGGTCGCAACACTCCGGCACTGCCACATGTTCTGGCGTCAGGCTGGCGCGGTTGATGACATGCACGCCCCAATAGATGCCATTGACATCGAGATCAGCCACGCTAACCGTGGACGGCAAATCAGGCGTCTCTTCAGGCGGCTCCTGGGGGGTGGAATTTTCTTGCGTGTTCACGGCTGGGTCCTTTCTCAAACAGGTTCTTTAACGTCAACACGCAGGGTGCTGATGCGGATGTTGTGGGTGGGCTGACCGCTGGCCAGGTCGAGCTTCATGCGTGCTGCGCGGCAGGTGAAGTCGCCGACGAAAAATGGCGTCCATGGTCCCCAGGTGGGAGAGCCGGCGGGGTTGTCGTCAGTTGTGCTGATATAAAGCGTGGCATCGCAGTCGTTGATGACTTGGCCCGCCACGCTGCCCCAGCCGCTCACCACGCCGCGCTGGCCTATGGTGTCGCCCGTGTCGAAGCTGGTGGCCGCAATCTCGGCCTCGAATCGCCGCGTGGCGACGGAAGTGAGATCCAGCGCAGCGTCAAATTCATAACTGCCTGCAGATCTGATACCACCGAGCGAAGAAATCTTGCCCCACTCACTCACGGGCGTGGCCATGTCGCTGATCGTGGACAAACCGCTGAGGCGCAGCGCGCTATCCAGCACCGCCACGTTGCTCTTGCTGCCGGCAAACGCGGCATGCTGCACGCTGCTTGCCACCGTGCTGAACCCGGTAACCATGCCCTCCGTGGCCACGAAGCTGGCCGCGGTGGAAGACCATTTGCCAGAGCTGTCCCGCGCCTTGGCCATGTAGGTGCCCGTCATCAGCGGCAGCTGGCCGGTGACGGCGTCGCCATTGAACTCCTGGACGATGACGCCGTTTTCCCACGCTGCACCGCTGGTGAGCGGGCTGTGGCGGATAACGATGCGCCCGCCGATGCGCACATCCAGGTCCGGGTGCAGCGTCAACTCGGCCAGTGCAAAGCCATTGGACTTGATGACACTGAAGCCAGTCACCGCAGCCGGCACGGCCGCCAGGCCGAGCAGTTCCTTGGTGGTGGTAGGGCTGTAGCTGCCACGCACGCCGATGGAGTTTTCCGCGCGCACACGGAACTGGTAGGTGCCGGGGGCAACGTCAGCAATGTCAACACTCGTGCCGATGGTGGCCGGCAGGCTTGTCCAGGCGGTGGCGGAGGCCAGCTTGTATTCGGGCAAATAGCGGGCCACGAACGCGTTTTCCACGCTAGACCAGCTCATGCTGGCGCGCGATTTCACACCTGCGCTGCCTGTGGTCTCGTACAGCGTCTCGGCCACGCTGGGCGCCCCTGGCGCAGGCACCGTGAACGGGTCCGGCAGGTTGGTGGCCGGCGTGGCGCGCGGCGTGGTGAGCGGCGTGTCGGAGTAGACGGAGTCGTCGTACTCAACCACCTCCACCTCCACCTCATCGGAAGAGGCCAGCCGCATGCGGGCCACGCGGAACGGCTTGCCTGAATGGCCTGGCGTCGAGTGGGTGAGCGGCACCACATCGCCCACCTCGCAATCAATCCCGGCAAGGGTCGCATTGAAAGACAAACTCTGCCCAAAGCGGCTCTGGCGCAGGTGGCGCTCGGTCTTGATCTGCGCCTCGTAGGCATTGGTGGTAAACGGCAGTTCGATCTGCGCCTCCAGCAGCAGCCCGTTGTCGGCCGCGCGGAAGGTGGTGCTGTCAGCCGGCCAGATGTCGGGCTGCCATTCGCGCTCCGGGTTGAACCAGTTGCCGCGCACGCGGTTGAAGCGGGTGCGCTTGTTGCCGGCGCTGATCTGCCACTGGCCGACGATGTTGTCTTCGTTGAACTCGAAGGTGGTGGGCGTCTCGGCCTTGTCGATCAGCAGGCCGTAGCCGCGGGCAGAGTAAGTCAGCGAACCGCGGCAGCTGGTGAGCAGCTGGCGCATGTTCTCCATCGTGTTCTCGTCCGTGTTCACCATGCCGTTGCAGGTGTGCATGGCACGGGCCACGGACTGCGGATCGGTGTAGGTCACGTCGCAGCTGTTGGCGCCGGCAATCCATGAGGCGGCGTCCAGGCTGGCCGACGGAATGCCACGGCCGTACAGTGAGTCGGTGATGTAGTCGCGCACGCACAGCGAGGGGTTGCTGCTGAACTTGGTCAGGGTGTCGCGCGGGTCGTAGACGGTGCGGCCATCCACATCGGCCGTGATGGTGGGCATGCCGGAAAATGCATCCGGGTCGAACTTCAGGCGCACCCAGATGTAGGCCACGCCGCTCCCCTTGTGGGCAGACGTCCACTTGCCTGGCAAGGCCGACATGAGCCCCGCGCTGACTGCCTGGTCGTGCGCGCCCAGATGTTTCTCGATGGTCACCAGCCCGCTGAAGCGGGCGTCAGACGAGTCAACGCCGTCGATGTAGACGGTGTTGATGGCGCTGATGGGGCCTTCGCTGAGCGTGATGACCAGATGCAGGTACTCATTGCTGTCGCCGCTCACCTCCGTCAGCACGCGGCTGCCGCCGACGCGGCGCGAACCGTACACCACGGGAATGGGGTCCACGGTGCTGGCCGTGTTGATGAGCAGGCCGCGCGCCATGCTGGACTGCTGCGGGCCGCGGCTCTGCTCCGGCGAGCGGTTGAGCCCCATGGCGTTGCCCAGCACGGCCGAGACGGCCATGGAGGTCACGCCGCCGATGATGGCCGCACCAATGCCGCCTGCCACCACCCAGCCAGCCGTCACGGCGGCAGCTGAAGCGGCAGCACCGGCCGCAATGGCCCCGACGGCAACAATGGCTGCTGGCATGTCAACGAACTCCCATGATGACGTCTGGCACGGCCAGCGCGTCAGGCGAAAACAGGCCCACGCCGTTGAGCGTGGACGAAAGATGAAGGCGCCCCAGCACCACGCTGGCGCCGATGGTTGGCCCCGGCAGGTTCACCAGGCACACATCGCCCGGCTGTTCAAAATTGCGCGGCACCTGCACCAGGCCGGCGCCTTGCAGCACCTCCACCAGCCCGGCCAGGCCGTTCCGGTGCACCCAGGCCAGCGCGCGGGTCTGGCTGCGCATGCTGCGCCAGTGCAGGGCCTGCAGGTTGCTGCCGTGCATGGCATCCAGCGCGCGCAAGGCCAGCGAGACGCAGTTGGTCTGCCCCCACACGAAAGGCTGGCCGCACTGTGCGCGGGCAAAGGCGGCCAGCCGCAACTCCCAGTCGGGCAGGCGTGCACATGTGTGCACCCCGGGTATCGGTGTCATTTGCTGCCCCACTTGATGGGCTTGTTGATCTGGCTCACGTACTCGAAGAACAGGTCGCCGGGGAAGTGCAGCTGCTGCTCCTGGTGGTTGGTGTGGCGGCCAGCCTTGCGCTCGAAGTCGATCCAGTGGTTGCCGGCGGTGAGCGTGACGGTGCACATGCCGCTGTCCGGGTCTTCCACCACGGCGGGGGCGTCGCACCGGCCGTCCAGGATGGGGATGGGGTCCACCACCACGGACTCGTCGTCCGCCAGGAAAGCCTTGCGGATGACAAGCCGGCGGTCGATGTACTCATGGCTGAGCACACCGGCAATCTCGCTCTGGTCCACTCCCGAGAGGGTGACGCGTGTCTGCCCGACAGAGAGGTCTGCCGCCTCTTCAATGCCGTCGTATTCCAGAAACCGCCCATTGGCCACGTAGGTGTTGCCGTTCCAGGTGATGGTGCGGTAGGCATCCGTGGCAAAGGTGGAGGCGTCGTCCAGGTACAGCTCGAACAGGTGGATGGGGCGGTTCGCGTCTTTCGCCAGTTCGGCGCGGAAGGCGGTGCTGGCGCCGCGCCCGCTCACAGCACTTCCTCCAGGTCGCAAGCCCAGTCCAGCACCGGGCCGCCCGCCAGGCTCCACTCGTGCTGGGGCGCTGCATATGCCACCGTGAACGGCACATTGCTCACCACCAGCGGCTCGTTGTCGGCCACGTCGGCGTAGAGCGCGGGCTCGATGCTGAGGGTGGCCTGGCCGCTGCCGTCGGTCACCACATCGGCCGTGAGCATGTAGACCTTGTTGTGGCCGTTGAACTTGACGAACTCCCCTGCCTTCATGGCGGTGACGGAGTTGGCCCAGCCGTCCGTGGAGATGCTGCGGCCGCTGGCCGTGGCACCACTGGCCAGCGGCGTGCCACTGACGGCGCTTTGAGGCTGCCCCAGCACCGCGGGCACGAAGGTAAAGCTGCCGTACTGCCCGCGTTGCGAGATGGCATGGGCCATCAGCTCGGCCATTTCGGCCCGCGAGCGGTTGCTGTACTCCAGCCGGAAGCCCCAGCGCTGCACACTGCCGCCACGCACCTGCCGCTTGAGCGAGTGCGTGACGGACACCCGCGCAGGCTGCAGCGATCGCACCAGCAGCCGGTCTGGCGATGATGTAGTGGGGAAGCTCATACGTTGGGGGTGGTTCTGTTGCGCAGCTGCGCCGCGCGGATGACGCTGGGCACGTTCTTGTAGATGCGGCCTTCCATTTCCTGCAGCGCGCGGCGGATCACGCCGTCGTCTGCATTGCCCTGGATGGCCACGGTCACCGGCATGCTGATCTGCACGCCGCCGCCGTCACCCGCCAGGATGTCGCGCGTCTGCTGCGCGTTGAAGATGCGCGAAGGGCCGGTAGCCTCCAGCTCGGGGCCGCGCTCACCCACGACGCGCCAGCCGCCGGAGTGGTCGCCGCCATTGGCAAAAAATGCCCCATAGTCCTGATTGCCATAGCTGTTGCCGGTGCCGAAGCCGCTGTTGCCGCCGAACAGGTTGCCAATGCTGTTGCCAATCGCCTGCAAGATGCCGCCACCACCACTGGCGCCCGCTCCAGGCAGCCCGCCACCGGTGGTGGAAACCTGCTGCTCGATCTGGATGATCCACTTCTTGATGGTGAGCTGGTACAACACTTCCAGCAGGGTGTTCTCGATCATGTCGCTGATGCGGGTGAACACATCGCGGCTACCCTTCCAGAGGTTGATGAAGCTGTCGTGCGCAGTTGTTTCAACCGAGCGCCAGATCTCCTTTTGCTGGCCCTTGAACTTCTCCGCGTCGTCACGCGCAACAGTGGCGTCGATGATTCGTTTCTTGTAGCGCTCCCACTCGTCGCTCGACTTTGATAGCCCAAGCCTTTCCAGCTCACGCTCGGCGTTGTGCTCGCGCACTGCGGCAATGTTGTGCGTGAGGGTGTAGGTTTCATCCTCAAGCGCCTGGACAGACCGGTAGACTGCAAGCCCAACCTCCTCAGTAGCGATGGCGCGTTTGCGCATCACCTCTTCGACCTCCTGGCTCAGCTCCAGGTCGGCTTGGGCGGCTTCGGCATTGCGCTTGGTTTGGGCAATGCGCTTTTCGGTAACTTGAAGAGCATCCAGCTCAAGCGCGATCTGCGCGCGCTGGTGGGTACTGAGGCCCTGGTATTTGGTTCCCAGTTCGACCAGGTACTTGATGCGCAGCTTGTCAGACTCGGTGGCGGAAGCTCCAACAGCGATTTCGATGTTGTTTTCGGCAGTCTTCTCACGAATGCTTTTGATCAGGTCTTCGTATGCATTGGCGGCCTTCTGGGCGGCTTCCTTGGCTTTGCGCGCGTTTTCCTCTGCGTCAGCGAATGCCTTGGCTTTTGCGGCCGCGGCAGCAGCCGCCTCTTTGTCGGCGGCCTGCTTCTTTGCGGGGCGGTCCATTTCCGCCTGCAGGGCAGCGATCTCGCGGCGAACGCGCTCGATCTCGGCGTCGTTCTTGCCAGTGCCGAACAGCCAACGGCTGACGATGCCCACGGCGGGCATCTTCTCGGCAGTTTCGCGGTCGCGCTCCAGCGCTTCGAGCTTTTCCTTGAGCGCCGTGATCTTGACGGATGCGCTGGCAAACTCGTCGGTGAAGGCAAAAGCGCCCAACGCGCCCAGCGCCACCCAGATGGCACGCAGCTTGCCGGATTCCTCGTAAGCCAGGGTGATGGCGCGGGTGGTCTCGTTCAACGCCGGCAGCATGTCACCCACCATGCGCATCTTGACGGCGCCCACGAGGATGTTGAGTTCGGCCAGCTGGTCGTTAAACTGGTCGGCGCGCTCAGCGTTTTCCTGGGTGACGCCGGACAGGCGCCGGCCCCGCTCCACCATTTCGCCGATACGTTGGGAACCTTCTGCCAGGGCGGGCGCAGCGCCTGCCCAGCTCTTGCCCAGTGCCTCTGCAGCCATTGAGGAACGTAGTTGCGGGTCATCCAACGCAGCGAATACATCTGCCAGCTGCTTGAATGCCTCCAGCGGATCTTTTGCCGTGACGCCGAGCTGGGCATACTTTTCAGCGTTCTGCCCCATGTTGACGGACAGCTTGTTCACAGCTGCTGCCGTACCCTCCAGGTCGGAACCTGTCTGCTTGGCCAGCAGCTGCAGGCCGGAGAGCGTTTCCACCGTCTGATCGGTGGACTTGGTCAAGTCGTTCAGGTGGTCCAGTGCATCCACCCCGCCCCGGATGAAGTTGATGAAGTAGTCGGCACTGAGGCCTATACCCAGCGCGCCCAGTGCAGTCTTGGCCTGGCCAACCACCTTTTCGATGTTGCCCATGGCCGAACTGACGGTGCGCTTGGCGTCGTCCATGTCCTTCGCCAGGCGGGCCATGTTGGCCAACATCTGGATCTCAAGTACACCGACGTTCATGGTTCACCCTTGTGGTGGCGGTTTGCGCGCCTGGAAGTAGGCGCGCATGTTCATGCTGATCTGCCGGCTGACGGCAGCACGATTGGCTTCAATGGACTCTTCGCTCAGGTACGGCGCCGGGCTGTCCGGCGCGCGGGCAGCAACGGCGGCGGCCAGGTACTCGCGCGACAGGCGGTGCAGCAGTTGCGCCTCCCAGGGCTGCAGCTGCAGGCCGGTCTGGGCCTGCCAAGCCTTCAGTTCAACGTAGCTCAGGGGCGCCTCGCCCATGGCGCCCGCCTGTGTGGGGCCCACGTCCCAGAAATACGCCAGCAGGTGCGGCGCATCCACGGGCGGCAGGGCCGGCTCTATGCGGTCTGCCTGCATCTTCTGCAGGCGGGTGACGGTGGCCTTGTCGGGCGCGGTGTTCAGCCACGCGCTCTGGCGGACGTAAAGGCTCAGCTGCTCGCTGAGCCTTTCGTGAAATTTCCCCAGTCACCCAGGAAGCGGGCCACCTGGTCGGCAATGAAGCCGATGGTGATGTCGGAATAGATGGCCAGGGCCAGGTCGCGGCCCTCCTTGCCGTCGTAGTCGACGTGCTCGAAGGCTTCGGTGCAGTCAGCCAGGAACTCGGCTTTCTCGCGCGCCAGCTCTTCGGCGCTCTGGGCTGCCTTGTTGCGGCGCTTGAAGACTTTGTCGAGCATGCGCGCTTGCTGGGCAGCCTGGGCGGCGGCGTGTTGCGTTGAGCCAGGGCCGTACAGGCGCACGGCCATGGGCTTGCTGGTGTCGCCATCGGCGAACATGGGTTGCTCGGCAGCGTCGCGCAGGGGCAGGCGCTTGGTGGGGTCGACGGCGAATTGTCGGATGTCCATGATGGGGTGGCTTCTTTCGCGGGAGGTTGATGAACGCCCGTGCCAGACCCTGCCGCCCCCGCGAAGGAGCGAGCAGGGCCAGGCCGGTGCGGGGTGGTCGCGGTCGGCCGTCAGGTGGTGCCGATGACGATGATGGAGTAGCCATTGGCGTCGGGCGCCACCATGGCCAGCAGGCCACCGGGTTTGACGCGGGCCTTGTCGGTGGCGTCGCCGAACAGGCTGGCAATGGCTGCGCTGGCATGGCCGCCCACCAGCACGTCGTTGGTGTTGGCGGCATCGGCCTTGATGATGAGCGCCTTGATCTTGGTAAAGGTCAGGGCGTTGCCCAGGGCATCCGTCAGGCCGCCGGCCAAGTCCAGGTTTTCCGAGGCGCTGGCCGCAAGGGTGCGCGTGTCGGCAAAGAGGGCCTTGGCCTGGTTGGCGCCGGTGCCGTCTGTCAGCACGGCGTTGTAGCCGTACTGCAGTGCGTGCCGGGCGCTGCCGATGTCGAGCGTGCTCAACAGTTCGGCCACCACGTCCAGTTTGATGTTGGCGTTGAGGCTGGTGGTCATGATTCAGCCTCAAGCAGCCAGCGATTCGACGATGCCAACGCCGGTGCTGGAGGTGGTGATCTCCAGCGAGCTGGCGGCGGAGGTAACGCTGTTGACGTCATTCAACCCCACCTTGAAGTTCATCACCAGCGCCTGGAAGTAGTACTTGTCGCCGTTGGCCGTCGTCAGCTCGAAGCTGTACTTGCTGTCAGACAGGGCTGCGGCCTTCATGATGATCTGGCCGGCGTCGTCCGTGTCCAGGCCGAGCTGCAGGTTCATGGAGCCCTCGTTGAAGGAGCCCTTGAGCTTTTGCGTGCCGCGGCTGCTCACCGGGTTGTGGGTGGCGAGCTGGAACTCGCGACCGAATTCACCGAAGTTGGTGATCTCGCCAACAGCGGTATAGCTCAGGGCGGCATAGCCCGTCGTGTCGAAGGTGGCAGGCGCAGAGGCCGAAACCTTGAGGGTGGCCGTGGCCGTGGTGCGTACTGTCATGACAGCTTCCTTTCAATACGCCTGGTGGCGCGTGGTTAAAAAAACGGGGTTAACGGTTGAACTTGACGATGAAGTCCTGCGTCTTGATGTAGGCGCCGTCTTCATGGCGGTACATGTCGGGGCCGGTGACATCGGGCAGCACGGAGTCGCAGGCGAAGCCGTTGACCGTGCCACGCGACACCGGGCAGGCCGCAAGCACCAGCTGCAGCACAGCCTGCAGGGCTTCATAGCTGGCTGCCACCACGGTGGCCTGGATGCGCTCCGTCCAGAGGGTTGGAGACTCGCCCATGCGCACGGTCTTGCGCACGGAGCCGCTCACCTGTGTGACGGCGATGGCCGTCAGCGGCGTGCCCTGCGGGATGATGCCGCCGCAGATCTGCGCCGCCGGCACCTGGGCCAGCAAGGGGGCATTGCTGGTGAGCAGGTGGGTAACGATGGCAACGCCGCTCATGGTGCTTCAGCCTCGATGTCGATGTGCGATGTGTCCAGCCCGTTCTTGGTGGCCAGCCGCTTCTTGACGTACTCGCCCACGGCCTCCACAGCCTGCGGGCTGTCGTTGTCCAGCGTGGGGCGCATGTAGGGGTGCGACATGGCACCGGGGTGCGAGACCGCCTGGCCGACGTACTGGCCGCCGATCACCAGGCTGCCGCGCTGGATCATCTTGTTGATGGTGCGCATGCTGTACTGGCGCATGCCATGGCGTGTGAGACGCTGGGGGCGGATCTCGTCGCTCACCCGTATAAGGTGGGCCGCGGTGCCGAACTCCGCCCAGTGGGCCTTGAAGTCATTCGTCCTGATGCTGGCGCGTACCGTGCCGCCGCGTGCGCTCACGCTCAGGCGCAGGCTGTCGCGCAGCTCGCCGCTCTGGACGGGCACACGTTCCTTGGCGCCGGCCAGAAAGACCTTGCCGCCGGCGCGCATGGCACCACGCATGACATTGCGCTCCATCTGGGCGGGCAGCTGGTCCAGCATGCGCTGCAGGTCTGCCAGGCCATTGACGTGGGTGGTACCGCTCATGACGACAAGACCTCCACCATCAGCTCGATGCCATCCTTGGTGCCGATTTCAGCCGGGCCGCTGATGATCTGGCACACCACTTCACCCTGGCTGCGCTGGAGGACGACGCGCATGGCGGGGTCGATGTCGTCGCGGTAGTTCAGCCGCACCCGGGCGGGGCGGCGGCTCATCACCAGCTGCTCGGTCATGCCTTCGGCGCGGGAAGGCAGCACGTCCAGCACCTCGCACCAGTCTTCGGCGTGCAGGCGCCAGGTGACTTTCTCGCTGTGGTAGGTGGGGTCCTGCGTGGAGATCTTGACCTCGAAGCGGCAGGGGGTGTTGCGTTTGCCGGCGCGCATCAGAGGCTCCAGATGCGGTAGGTATCGAGCAGGCCGCTGACGAACGGGATCTCTGCAACACTCACGCCGGCGGCGATCTGCTCGCGGTGCTCGAACAGGGTGCCGACGCGCAGCTTGAGCCAGGCCTTGATGACCTGCGGCACGGCGGCGGCATCGGCCCAGCCTGCCGTGTACTGGATCTGCACCGCGCCTACCCTGTCCTGCGTGCTGGGCCAGCTTTGATTGGGGGCCAGCGTCAGGCGGGCCGGTTCGCTGTCGCCGTCCAGCAGGTAGACGCTGGGGCTCAAGGTCTGCAGCACGCCGTCCTGGTCGTAGTATTTCACCCAGTCGACGGACTGCACGGTTGGCCAGTGCAAACGTATGCACCCGCCGCACGGGAAGGCGTCGTCCACCCGCTTCCAGGTGGTGGTGAGCAGCGTGCGGTTCATGCTGTGCTCGGCCTCCTGGCGGGCTGCGGTGATCAGCGCCTCGATGAGGTCATCCTCCCGCGAGTGCGTCACGCGCAGGTGCGCCTTGGCCTGGGCCAGCGTGATGGGCTCGGCCGTTGCGTCGGTGACTTTGATGGTGGGCATGGTGGTGCTCTGGTGTGCTTGGCAAAAAGCCCTCACGCGGAGGGCTTTTCACGAAGCAGGCTGGTGATCAGACCGGCGGGTTGGGCGTGGGCACGATCTGCGGGTGGCCCAGCACGGCCACAGCCGCGACCAGGGCCGCGCTGGCGTTGTTGGCCGGCGTGATGGTCAGGCGCACATAGCGCTTGGAGCCGATGTAGCCGATCTTGCGGGTCTCGTCGTCGTCGCCGAAGGCGAAGCCGGCCAGGGCTTCGGTGCCCAGCAGGTTTTCATCGGCCACTGCGGCTGCATCGCTGAGGGCGGAGTTGTCACCATCTTCGACCAGGACGGCGAAGGTGGCGTCGGCATCGGCCAGGGAGCCGGTGGCGATGCAGAAGGTGATGGATTCGTAGCCCTGACGATCGATGATCTGGCTCACCTGGGCAGTGTTGTCAGCCACGCTGACGGGGGAGATCGCACGCGCGACGTGGATCTTGTTCATGAGGTCTTTCATGACGGGTTCCTCGAGATGGGTTGATGGAAAGCGCAATGCAAGACGCCGCCGGGGTTGAGGCCGGCGGCGTCAGGGTGAAAGCTCAGGCCGATCAGTTGATGAACTTCATCAGCTTGATGGCTTCGAAGTTCTGCACACCACCACCGAAGCGGCGGCGGAAGTTGAACTTGGTCTTGCCCTTGGCCGTGATGTTGTCCCGGATCAGCACGGTGCCGCTGCGGTTGACCACCACGTAGCCCTGGGCGAAGTTGCCGTAGGCGATGGAGAAGCTGTTGGCAGCAATCGTCGGCATGTTGTCGTCGATCTCCACCGGGCTGCCCAGCAGGCGGCCACCGAAGCCGGCCAGCGGGTCCGGTTGCCACAGGTAGAAGTTGCCCGTGCCGTCCTTCATCTGGCGGACTTTGGCCAGAGTGGCATCAGCCATCACAAATGCCGCACCGGGGCGGTATTGCGCCTTGAGCGAGTGCTGCAGGTCGATGATGGCGTCGCCCGGGTTCGAGGCAGCGAAGTCGCCGCTTGCGCCGGACTTGATGAAACCGAGCTTGCCCCAGCCGTAATTGGCGTTGGCCACGGTGTCATAGGCGGTGATGCCGCGTGCGCTGCCCACGCCGGTGCCGATTGCAAACTCCGAGCCAGCCAGCTCGGCAAACGCGATGGCGGCTTCGCTGGCCAGATCCATCTCGATGTCGATGACGGCGTCGTCCAACGTGGAGTTGAAGACCCAGGGCTCGGCTTCCGCTTCGTGCGCGGTGAACTCCAGCTCGACGTACTTGGGGTTGGTGGTCTCACCGCCGGTAGCACCGGGGCCGACACGCCGTGCCGTCATGCCAGTGGTCTTTGCAACCTTCTTGAAGGTGTCGGAGCCGATGGTGACCTGGCGCGCCAGGCGGCCGATGGCAGAGGTGACGCCGACCACGCGGATGATCTCGCTGTCCATCTCGGGCAACACCAGCACGGCGCCATCGGGAATGGAGCCGCTGTTGTAGGCCTTGCGGGCCAGCGAAGCCAGGTCGGATTCGCTGCCACCCTTGCGCAGGAAGTTGCCGAAGGCCTGCTTGTAGGCGACCTGCTCCTCGGTCAACTCCTTGCCTTCGGCATCCTTGACGGCCGGGCGATTGGCCTTCTTGGCCATCTCCACCACATCGGAGTTCAGCTTGGTCAGCTCGCCGTTGAGCTTGTCGACGGTCGCCTGCAGATCTGCGACGGCCTTACCCTCGGCCTTGGCCTTGAGCAGCTCGTCGTTCTTGCGGGTGAACTCGCCCCAGGCCTCGGCCTGCTTGTCGAGGGCTTGCTTCAGCTCCAGCTGGATTTCGCCGCTCATGGCCATGGGGACCATGCCGATGCCGGCCAGTGCCTCGGGCGGGACGACGGGATGGCCGAGCAGCGCGGCGACGGCCATGATGGCGACGACAGCCAGGAAGGCCAGCGTCAGGTTCTTTCGGGTGAATTGCATGATGCGTTTCCTTTTCAGGTGCGTTGGAGGATTTCGGTGTTGCGCTTGATGGCGGCAACCAGGTCATCGAGCTCCGCGCTGCCAGCGTCCTGCATGGCTTTGAGGTGCCGGAAGCCGTGACTGATCACGATGCGGGCTTCCTTTCGCGACAGCCCAGCGTCCTGCATGAGCTGTTCGAATTCGCGTTCGGTGCAGTCCAAGCCGGACTTCACGCTGGATACACGGGCCTTGCCGTTCGCCGGGAAGGTGACCAGGCTGATCTCGACCAGCTCGATCTCGTGCAGCTTGCGGCGCGGCTCATCGGGTTTGGTGCCGATGGTGAACTTGCGCGGGATGTAGCCGATGGACAGGCCGGTGATGGCCGGGCGCGGCTTCATCTTCATGAGGGTGTAGGCCTCCTGCCCGCGCTGGATGGGTGCCAGCACGCCTTCGCTGGCGAGGCCTTTGTGGTCCTCCTCCAGCACGTCCCACACACCCACTGGCATCAGGTCTTGCGCGCTCATGCCCCAGCCGCCGTGCTGCAGCAGCATGGCCGGGTAGTTGCCGGACTTGCGGGCCTCCTTCAGCGTCTTGCTGAAGGCGCCCTCCTCGATCACGTCGCCGTAGCTGTCGATGTTTCCGAAGACGGCGCCGTAGCCCTTGAAGCGCATCTCGCCCTCGGGCGCGCCGTCCTTCTGCTCGGTCACCAGGTCGACCAGGTTGACTCGCTTGTGCTCGATCTTGTCCATGTTCAGGCTCCGGTGGTGTCGCCCTTGGCGGGGGCGCCTGTGGGGTCGGTTGTCATGTTGGTGGGGGTGAGTGGCTCGTCCAGACCCTCCAATGGGTCGAGGTCGAGCTTGCTGCGGGCCTCGTTGCGCTCCATGATTCCGCCCAGCGTCAGGCGGTAGAGGAAGTCCGAGGTATCCTTCATCGCGCCACGTAGCAAGCCAGCCTCGACCAGCTTGGTGTAGTAGCCATCGGTGCGCTCAGCGTCGGTCAGCAGGTTGACGTCGGCACTCTGCTGGACCCGCTCGTACCAGGGCATGAGGGTATGGATCACGTGCGCCAGGAACATCTGCTCCGCGCTGGCGTAGGTGGCTGTCTTGTCAGCGTCGCCCAGCATGATGGGCATGACGCGCATGAAGCGGCACACCTCGCGCAGCTGCTCGCGGCGTGTCTCCAGGTGCTGCGCGTCGACGCCACTCATGGCCTGCGAGATGAACTTGGCGTTGCGGTCCAGGATCATCACGCTGCCCTTGTTGGCAGCGGCAACTTGCTCTTTTTCGATCCAGTCCTTCAGGGCTTTGTACTTGTCGGCATCAAGCGTGCCCTCGACCGAATAGATGCCGGATGGCTGCACGCCATTGGCATGCAGGCGCGCGTGCGATTCTTCGGTGGCGATCGCCAGACCGAGCGCCTCTCGCGCCAGGTTGAGCGTGTCCATGCCCATGAAGCCGTTGAGGCTTGGGCCACGCACGTGCCAGATCGCCTCCTGCGGGAACTCCTGCACGGTGCCAGAATCGCCGCGCACCTGGTAGGTGATGCTCCAGTCCTTGTGCTGCTTCGGTGTGACCCGGCCGGAATCGAGCGGGATCAGCTCGGCAATCCGGGCGTGGCCACCGATGGTGACCACGTTCTTGAACGCGTAGGCGTTGCCCATCGCCGCGTGGATGGCCATGGTCTCTCGAAACTCGAAGCTGGTCTGCCAGCCGTTCGGCTTGCGGTACAGCAGGTCATACAGCGGATGCTGCTTGGCCTGGAGAATTTTCGGGTGCCGAGACACATCCGAAGGCACTTCCCGCAGCAGCTTGAACGGCACCTGTGCCACGCCCTCGCTGATGACGCGAATGCAGCCCAGGAATGCCGACACGCGGAAGGCGGTTTCCCGGTTGACAGTGGCACCGGCCTTCGACCGTCGGCCACCACCGCTGAGAATGGCCGACAGGATTGCCGGGTAGCCGTCCGAGCCATCTGAACTCTTGCGCTCCACGAGCGCGCGCGCAAACGCACCCATCAGCGGCTCCCTTTCGCCAGCAGCCAGCCGGCTGCCAGCAGGAAGCCGCCAGCGAAGATCCAGCCGGCCGGCACGTAGACCAGACCCACGCCGTAGGACACAGCAAGGGCGCCAGCGATCATCAGCGCATCCGGGATCTGGGCCGCGATGCCACGCCCGAGGGCAGCAATGTGGTCGGTGAGTTTCATGTCGTTTCCCAGAAGGATTTCTCTTGCTGGCCACCGGCGATCCACCGCCCCAGTGCCATGATCGCGGCCACAGGGCCGTCGATCTTGTTCTCTTCCCGCTCTTTGCGCGGGTAGATGTTGTCCTTGGCGTCTCGGTGGCAGACCACGTTGGAGATCATCCAGGTCATCACCGGGTTGCCGTCGTGCGTGAGCTTGCGCTGCAGCACCAGGGCCTCCAGCTGCTTCATGGGCTCGCTCATGTTCTGCACCGTCTGCCGGTACTCGACCATGGGCGCGCCCTCGTCCAGCAGATGGCTGGCCAGCTGAGTGGCCTGCCACGGGTCGTAGGGGATCTCCTTCATCTGCAGCGTGCGCACATCTGCACGAATGGCGTCTTCGATCTGGTCGTAGTCCGTCACCTCGCCGTCGGTCACCTTCAGGTGACCGGCCCGCCGCCAGCCGTCGTACTGGCTGTTGCGCCCCTGATCCACCGCCCGCTCGGGCAACCAGAAGGTGGGCAGCAGGTAGTAGTGGTCGGCTTCCTGGTCATGGTGGATGTTGACCTTGGCAGCCACGTCCACCTTGCTGGCCAAATCCAGCGCGCTGATGACGGGCAGGTGCGCCACCTTGTCGGCATCGAGCGTGCGATCGGCGCAGCGGTCCCAGGCCTGCATGTCCATCCAGGCGCTGTCGGCGTTGACCCAGACATTGAGGCGCTTGGTCAGGAAATTGGCCTGCGCGCTTGGTGTGGAAAGCGCCCGCTTGCAGGCGGCCTCCATGTCGTCCACCTTGACGCTGATGCCCAGATTGGGGTTGGCCTTGCGCCAGACCGCCGGGTCGTGCCAGAGGTCGCCCTCGTCGATGGTGTAGATGATGCCGAACCAGGTCTCGTCCTGGATCACGCCCTCCAGCACCTTGATGGTGTAGTCGCGCAGCTCGTAGCAGATGCCGCTCCGGTCGCTGCCGGCCGTGGTGATGGCGCTGAGCAGCGGTTGGCTGCGCGCGCCCGTGGCCGAGTCCAGCACGTCCCACAGATCGCGGCGCTTGTGCGCGTGCAGCTCGTCAACCACGCACCCGTGCACGTTCAGGCCGTCCAGCGTCGAGCCTTCCGCGTTCAGCGGCTTGAAGCTGCTGGCCGTGTCGGGGATGGTGATGTCATGCTTGCCGACCGTCACCCCGAAGCGGGCCAGGAACTCGCTCTCGCGCAGCGCCATGTTGCGCGCCACGTCGAAGACCTCGCGCGCCTGCTCGCCGGTGGTGGCCGCGCTGTAGCAGTGGGCGCCAGGTTCCTTGTCGGCAGTCAGCAGAAAGAGCTGACGGCCAGCCGCGCGGGTGCTCTTTGCATTTTTTCGCGCCACCTCCTCGTAGCTGCGGCGGAATCGCCGCAGCCCGGTCTCGCGGTGCACCCAGGCGAAGAGCTGGAACTCATTGAAGACCTGCCAGTCCTCCAGGACGAGCTTGGCGTACTGGATACGGCCCTCGATGTAGACCGGCTTGGCCCACTCACCCTTGATGTGCGGCAGCAGCTCCAGGAAGCGACACGCCCGGCTCCCCTTGTGCTCGTCAATGACGTAGGGCAACCCGTCTGTATCTTGCCGCTCCAGGTCGCGCAGGAAACGTTGGCAGGCCAGTCGCTCGTAGCGGCCGGCGGCCTCCTGGCCATCCACCACGCGCCTGGCGTATGCCTGCGCCCGCGCGAAGTAGGTGTCCTTGGTCATCACTCAAATCCTGCAAACCCCGCAGCGGGTTGGGCCGGCTTGCCGTCGCCGCCGCCCTCGAAGAGCTGCAGTTGCGCGCGGATTGCCGTTGTCACCCGCGCCCGTTGCGCAGGCGTCAGTCCGAACTCGGCCAGGTAGCCAGCCAGCTTGGCCTGCTCTTTGTTGAGTACCTGGTAAAGCGCCGACTGGACCATCAGGCCGTTGGGCGTCTTGTCCATGAAGGCGCCGGCGGGATCTTGCTTGCTCTCGATCAGCACCTTCATGCGCCCCGCCATCGAGCGCTCGATGATCTCCAGTCGACCGATCGTCTGGCACAGGTTGGCGAACGCATCGCGGTCCACCTTGCTCAGCAGGTTGTAGTAGATCAACTCGACGCTCAGGCGCTTCCAGGCTTTCTTCGCTTCCTTGGTCAGCCAGGCCGGCGCGTCGGGCAGTCCGACCTCAGGCCGGAAGGTCTGGTCCAGATTCACAGGCCGGTGACCGCGCCCGCCTTCGAGCACCTTCAGCTCCGCAGGTTTCGGTGCTGGTCCTCGTTGTCCCATGATCTCCTCCTACCCCCCCCACCCTCGAAACCCGCGCGCGCAAAAATTTGACTTAGCGGTCGGTCTAGAGGCAAAGGTCCCAAAGTTCTGATGCCCCCTACCCCCGCGCGGATCGCTGGGCGAATCCACTGTCTTCGGTGGCGGTCTTGCGGTCGTGGCAGGGCTTGCACAGCGACTGCCAGTTGTTGCGATCCCAGAAGAGGGTCTTGTCGCCCTTATGCGGGACGATGTGGTCAACCACGCAGGCCGGCTCTACTCGGCCCTGCCGCTCATGCTCAGCGCAGAGTGGATGGGCTCGCAGGAAATGCTGCCGCGCCCGCTGCCATGCGTAGGTGTAGCCGCGCTCATTGGCAGATCCACGCTGCCGATCGAGCTGCTTTGCCTCGACGCGCTTGTGTTTCTCACAGCGGCCAGATCCATCACGCACGAGGGCGCCGCAGCCCGGGTAGGTACACGGACGAGGCGCTGCGGTGGGCATGATGGAACCTGTAAAAGAAAACCCCGACGAGCTTGCACTGGCCGGGGTGGAGTGCTGGTAGGTCGGTGCGGTGACACTTCCTGCACTTTGCGGGAAATGTACAGGAAAAGTCTAAGGTGTAAAACCCCCTGATCGCTCTTTCATCGCAGCTCGTGCACGCTCCCGAACGTCCACCTGCAGCCGGAACCATTCGGCCAGCGCATGGTCTGCCTGGTCGAGCTGCGCCTTGATGGTGGACTCGGCCCGGTGCATCTTGCGCGCCACCTCGCGGATCGGCGTGTTCTTCAGGTACACCAGCTCAAGCGTGCGGTACAGGTGACCCTTGCCCAGCTTCAGGGACTCGACGGCCCGGTTGGTCTCCTCGGCCTCGGTCTCAAGGATGGGGATGGCCGACTCCCGGCTGCCGCCGGAGGGGATGGCCAGCAGGATGGAGCTGGAGGCATAGCCCAGACCCAGGCTGTCAGCCTTGACCCGCCAGCTCGCCCAGTTGTCGAGCCGCCGCTTTACCCAGTCAATTCGCGCCATTGGTGCCGCCTTCCTTATTCACACCAAAAATGCACACGTATGCACAACCCCACCGCGCCATGGCCGTGGCCACGTCCGCCTCGATGTCGGGCAGGCTGAAGGGCGCGCCCTTGACCCAGCCGCGCTCCATGGCCCAGAAGCGATTGGGCTCGCCGCGAAGGCCCTTGCGCACCAACTCATAGGCCACGTTGCCAATTTCACCCGCCTTGGCCTTGATTGCCTGGTAGGTCTCGGGCATGTGCGCCTTGATCTCGGCGATGTGCTGCTGCACTTCCTCGTCGCTGACTGTCCTGGTGTCCATACTGTCCATCACTTCCTATAGAGAGAATCACAGGGGAACCCGCCCTCGTGCGCGAGCGTGCATGCACGCACCTGCACACGCCCGCCACATGTATTGGTGTGTCACGGCGGGCAATGCAGCGGCTTCAACCCCAAGAAACAGGGAAGAAGGCATACACCATGGTCTCCATGGAAACCGCTGGCCACCGTGGACACTTGAACACTCCTACGTCATAGGCCCGTGCGCAGACCTTCCCGCCACAGCAGCGCACCGGGTGCCGCGAATCGCGCCTCCCGCAGCCGGTGCATTGCTGGGCGTATCGAACGCCCCGACCATCGCCTGGTGGTCAGAATGGGGCATCGTCTGCGCTTCCGTTCTCGGTTGATGAACTCGCTGCACCAGACGGTGCGGCGGCCGGTTTCTCTTCGTCTTCCAGCTGGCGGCTGGGCCAATCACGCGGGCGCTGGTATCCCCAGGCACGCACCCCATTCACCTGCCGCTTGACGCGCTCCCAACCCTCTTGCTTGAACCAGGCACGCACCTGGCTCTCCAGCACCGTGCTGCTCTTGGCTGCGTCCACCCCCAGGGCCAGCGTCACCTGTGCCAGCGTGACGAACTCGGTCAGGTCGTTCACCACAGCGCCCATGCCTGTTGGCGCCGGCGGCCTGGTGAAGATGTGCTGCATCTCGCTCAGCACCGCAGTCTCCACCACACGGCTGTCCTGCATGGGAACGTAGAGCCGGGCCTCATCTTCAGGCGTGGGCGCGTAGGCCGCGCCCTCGTGCCAGGCCGCGTAGGCCTCAGCGAACAGCTGGTCACGGTTTCGCAGCAGCCAGTCGAGCCGGATGCGCTGGCGCACAGGAATGGGCCACCAGCGCCGGTTACCCGTCCGGTCCCGTAGGTAGGCGTCCTCGTTCGTGGTGCCCACCATCACGCACTGGCGCGGGAAGGATTCAACCGTGCGGCCGTAGCTCGGGCGGTAGCGGTCGATCATCATGCTGATGAAGGCCTTGATCAGGTTGACCTCAGCCTTGCCCAAGTTGGCCAGTTCGGCCAACTCGTAAAGCCAGACGCCCTGCACCTGCTCCTGGCCTTCCTTGCCGCGGGTCAGGTCGAAGTGCGCGTCGCTGAAGAACGGCGCGCTGGCCAGCGCCCGGGCCAGCGTGCTCTTACCCAGACCACCTGGCCCTTCCAGCACCGGGCAATAGTCGAACTTGCAGCCCGGCTCCATGACCCGGGCCACCATGGCAATCAGCCAGAAACGCCCCACCTGGGTGAGGTACTCGAAGATCCGCTTGGCTTCACCTTTGCCCTTGTATGACTCAGCCAGGCTTTCGGGGGACTCGCCGATCACATGCACCAGCCACTTGTCCAGCCGGCGCTTGCCGTCCCATGCCTGCGCCTGCAGGTACTCGCGCACCGGGTGGAATGGGCGCGTGTGCGCCACCGTCTCGATCGCCTCGATCAGCGCCGCACGCGGAATGCTGGGCAGCCCGTAGGTCTGCGAGAGATACAGGCCCAGCATCAGATCCGTCGAGCCCTTCAGCGGCCCCGCCTTGCCGTGGGGCCAGGGCCAATCAAGCCGGGCCTCGATGTTGCTGCTCAGCTCGTTCAGGCCCAGCACATCACGCAACAGCGGATCGCGCTCCAGCGCCGTGATGACCAGCTTGCGCGAGGTCAGCCAGCGCTCTTTGTTGGCATCCCAGTAGTAAGACAGCCACCGCGGCACCTTGCGCCCGCCGCACACCGCCAGATCTTCATCACCGGGAGGATCAGCGCCTTCAGTGTCAACGGGGCCGTCGATTTTTTTTCCACCGCCCGAGCCACCCGCTGCCGCTGTAGGCCCGGATGAATCGGCGTCCGCAGGCAAGGGCTGCGCCCGACCAAAGAACCCCAGCACGCGCTCGAAGTCCCACCCATCGCGGGTGATCGCATCGCCGCAGTCCCAGCCATCGTCAACCTCGCCGGGCTTGAGGATTGGAAGCAGCTGCACAGTGCATGCGTGCTCGTTGCGCAGCATGGCACCAATACCCACCATCGCAGCCATGCCGGGTTGCTTGCCCTCAGGCAGCAGTGGCTTGGCCTGTTCAGCCACCGCCCGCGCCATGTCATCCGCACAGGCATCACGCTCGGCCTTCGTCAGCGCTACGCGCTTGGCATCGCAGTCTGGCCAGAGCATTACAGTGCGACCAGCCAACAGAGACCAGTCAGCCTTCTTCCAGGCCTTGCTGCCACCGGGCCAGCTCACCACGCAGTAAGTGCCAGGGGCGCCGGCATCAAGCAGGGCCTGCAGCGCGTCGCCCTTCTTCTCGCCCTCCACCAGCACCACCGTGCGCCCGCCCGGCAGTGCATGGCCAGGCAGGTACAGCGGGCGCGGCTCGTCAAACTGCTTCCAGTGCCACTTGCTGGCGCCATCTCGCGTGCTGGTGCACCAGGTGCGCGGCAAGGTGTCCTTGCCCCCATCGCTGGTGCGGAAGCGCACCACGTAGCCCATCAGATCCGCGCCGTGCCGATACTCGGCCACGTGCTCGATGTCTGATTCAGCGCGGTGCTGGTGCTTGAAGTTCACCGCCGGCGCGTTCGCCGGCACGGGGCGCACAGTGCGCCAGCCCTCGTCACTGGCGGGCTTCTTGGCGGCCGGCGGCGCCGGCCTGGGTGACGGCGGCGTGTGCTCGCCGTCGCGCGTCACCCCGGCAATGTCTTCCAGGCCGTAGTCACGCGCCACCTGCACCGCAGCCTTGCCCATCTGGTCTGTCAACCCATGGATCGCCGCGTACAGGCTCACCAGATCAGGTCCGCCCTCACCGTTGTTGAAGTCCTTCCAGACACCCTTCTTCAGGTTCACGCTGCAGCTGCGGCCTTTTCCGCCACCGAGGTCAGCACAGGCGTATTCATGGCTGCCCGGCAGCTTGGCCCCACCAGGCAGCCAGCTGGCCAGCAGCGACTCGCCCATAGCCAGCAGCGCATCGTTCAGTTCCTCGAACTTGATCGGCGGCAGCTGATTCCTCTGCGTCATGGGTTATCCCATCTGCCGTCCGGCCTGGGGTTATCGCCCTCTCGCAATACCCGGCAGTGCCATCCAGCTTGACGCAACTCCACCGCTTCCTGCAATGCCCAGGAAAGAGGTTTTGGTGGCGTGTTCCACCACCAGTCCGGCAGACCATCGCCGAAATTCAGATCGATCCAGACCTGATACAGGTCTGGTCGGGGGACACTAAACCAAGCCGGCGTCCGCACCGCCAGCGGCTTGAGAGTTGATTGCAAGCCTGCTCCTCGTTATCGTGCCCAGCCGCCTACGATGCGGCCCAGATCCACCCACCCCGCGCCGTGCCGGCTGTCGGGGTCTAGCGGGGCAGAGACGGGCTCGTACTCCGCCACTGGTTTGTTTCGGTAGTCCACCTGGCGCTCACGTGGCTGGCCATGCACATCGCACGCTCGGCGCAACTTGCCTGCGCGCGTCAGGTTCTTCACGGTCGTGAGCGCCGCTGCCTCCCCCACCTGCGCTTTGTGCGCAAGCTCACGCAGCGTGGGGGCACGCTCTGGCGTTGCCAGTTCAGAGGCTGCCCACAGCAGTGCCCGGGAGATCTCACCGGCGGGCCGCATCACACACCCGCCTTCGGCTTGCTGGCGGCGTGCTTCGCCTCCACGTACTCGCAGGCTCGCTGAACCGCAGCCATCAGCTCACCGGCCTCGCGCATGAAGTCATCGCGCTCATTGAGGCTTACCCGGCCATCGCCCAGCGCCTGGCCGAACTTCGTTGCCACATCAGACAGCTCTTTCACCATCCGGGTGACATGCTCAACAGCATCCTCGTGAAGGTCATCCGGTATCAGCGGGATGAAGATCCCGTGGAATCCGCACTCGCGGGTGAATGCCTGCAGGATGCGAACGTCGCCCGTCAGCCTCACCAGGCGGGCAGCTGTACGCGCCCCCAGCTTCGCTCCGTGCGTCCCGCTCGCCTCGTGGCTGAGCGTCGACGCTCCCATTGGCACCCTGGTGGCCAGTGCGGATGCTCCGCCGGGGTAGTCATCGACCGTTGCCGTTGCTGCGTCCGTGATGTTCATAACAGCCGGGCCTCCTCGTTGTTAATGACAGTTGATTCATGGCCGGCAACACTGCCGCCATGAACAAGAGAAAAGCCACCCGCCGCCCCAGCGCACCGAAAACCGCGCACCTGCCCGCGCGCGGCCAGTTCAGGGAGTCGGAGCGAAACAGCGTGCCGGACTTGACGGCGGCGGGTGGTGCAAAGGGTTGCAGGTGGCGCATGGGGTCACGCTCCCATGGTCTTGGCCGATCCACCAGTGAGGCGAGACCGACTGGCTATGTCCAGCAGCGGTCGGCCACTCGGGTGGGGCCAGTCGGGATCGGGAATACGCAGCCAGGGCAGATCGGGGCGCTGCTCTTCCACAGGCACTTCGCCATCGGATATGCGCTCGATGTCAGGACACCGCTCATGCGGGATTGGTTTTCCTGCCGCCATTTTGGACACCATCGACGGAGGTATGTCAGCGCCTCGTGCCAAGATCGTTCCACGACCTCGTACCGCTTTGAGCCAATCGGATAACAACATGGCCTGCATTCTATTACCCAATGGGTATTCATTGTCAAGCTCCTTTGGGGAATTTTGTTTTTCTCCCAAGGGGAATCAAATACCCGGCATGCTGACAATTGCCGAAATTCGCCGAGCCAGGCTCGAACAACTCATCACCCGATACGAAGGAACTGTTGCCAATCTGAACGAGGCGCTGGGCCTGGAAAGGACCTCTGCCAAACTGTCAAGAATTCGCAATGCAAACACGCGAAATGAGCGCGAAGGCAAGACCTATCAGATGGGTGACGCCTTGGCGCGCGAGATTGAAGACAAACTAAACCTCGAACGTGGGTGGATGGACTCCCCACCTGGCTACGAACTTATGGCTAATACCAGAATCCAGCACGTGCTAAAAGTGATGGAGTCCATGCCGGAATACAAAATCGACCAAGCCATCAAAATCATTGATACGATTGCTGAACCAACCCCAAGACGCAGCAATGGAGACTAAGGCCCCAAACAGCGCCGCAGTCCTTCCATTTCGGCGGCGCGGTCGATGACTCAGGAGAATCCATGAGTAGGAAGTTGATTGCAATCTGTATTGCTGTCCTCGCAATATCTGGCTGCGCCACCAGTGAAAAATATTCACTCAAAGAGCCGAATTCCGATCAAGCCGCCTTCATTGAGTCATCGTTTGAGCGTGACAGCACATTTGTCTGGATACGCATCGTCCCCGTTACGATCGATGACCAATATGTCGCAGTCTCAGGCTGGACCGGGCTCCCGGAGGAAAAACTCAAGGTTCCCAGCGGCGCACGCAAAATCGGTGTTGAATTGACATTCAACCGTGGATTTGGAAGCACTCAATTGGTGAGCCAGATCACCATTGAGGCAAATCTCGCGATTGGCGCGCACTACAAGCTGCAAGGGCGTGTCTTAGGCACACAGGCCGAGGCATGGCTGAATGACGCCTCAGGCAACTCTGCAAGCACGACAGGTCGCTCGGCACTGGGTTCTTCAACCGCCTCCCAGGCTCCTTTATTCATACCCATCCCCACAAGGTAAGCTCTCGCATAAATATTTCCCCAAAGGGTATTGACATGTATTCCCCCAAGGGTAAATAATCCGTTCCACCCCGCCACCTCAAGGCGGGAAAGGAGCGGAAAGTGCAGACATCCACACCCCGGCGCCCGGTCTACACGGGCTTCCTGCGCGGCTTTCTTCGGGATTCGACCAATGCTGAGACTCTGCTCCAGCACTGGCACGGCCTGCGCAATTTGAAGTGCCTCCACCATGATCCCGCCCAGCTAGACGCCGTGCTGGAAGGTCACTGTGCGCTGCTCAACAGCGCCCTCTACCGCGCCGAAATGCTGCGCGAACTGGGCCAACTGCTCTTCGCACATGCAGACACCACCTACTTCCGCCACTGCCCTGCCGTTGACGCCTTCGGCGTGCAGACGCCGCCCGCTGCAGGCGTGCGCGAAGGGGCGCCGGCATGAGCGCCGCCCCCATCATCCTCAGCACGCCCCAGGGCGCCGGTAAGGCGGTAGACGCCGAAGCCCTGCGCCTGCAGTACGGCTGCACCCACGTGGTGGACGACTGGCACCCCCGCATGAGCCTGCAGCCCGGCGGGCTGCACCTCACCAACATCCACCCCGGTGACCTGGAAGACTGGGGCATCGACGCCAACGCCATCAAGCTGCACGGCTGGGCTCGCAAGGCCACGCAGCCCATGGCCCCTGCACAGGCCGGCCACATCTTCACCCCCCTGCTGGGCCTGTTGCTCAGCCTCTTTGGCGCCATACTGCTGGCCTTCATCCTGGCCAGCAGCTTCCATCTGGACGCGCTGACCATCAGCGACCACAGCGCCGAAGTGGCCGTGGCGCAAGACCTTGAGCAGGCCCAACGCGAAGAGGTGCGCCGTTCCCGCCTGCATGGCGTCTACCGCGCCGTGTGCGGCAACGCAGAGTGGGAAGAACTAGGCAGCGGCGCCATCCTCTGCCTGCCCCGCCGCGGGCACAAGCCCTACGCCGTACAACTGGCCGAGGTGCAACCATGAACGCTCCACGCATCATGGCCTCATGCTGCAGCGCCGATCAGGTGGACTCAGCACTCATGGAGCCCTGCAGAGATTGCCCCGCCCGTGCCACACCTTTGCGCACCAGCCGCCTCCCCAGCGACGTGCCCCGCATCAGCCTTGACGCCGGCGAAGAGCCCATGCTCTTCGCCGAGAGCTGCATGGGCCGCCTGTGCAGCTACGTCGTGGCGGTGCTGCTCTGTGGCGCAGCCTTTGCCCTGGGCTGCTGGGCACTGAAGGTGCCCGCCTGGTTCTGGAGGTGAGCTGTGCACACGTATACACAAACCACCACCCCCGCCCGTGAGCCCGATCTATTTGCAGACCCGGCCCAGGGCCAGCAGCCCGGCATGGTGCTGGAGTTCACCGGCACCCTCAAGGCAGATGCGCAAGTGCGCTCCAAGCCCGTGGGTGACGGCGGCCACGCCCTGCCCGTGCTCTGCCTGGAGCTGGAAGGCGTAGGCCCCGCCCTGCAGACCGTGCGTGTGGAGCAGGTCTACCCCGAAGCCCTGCTCCACCAGGCAGAGCAGCGCGCCCGCGGCCTGCGCCGGCACATGCGCGTGAGCGTCACCACCAACCCCTTCGACCTGCGCCTGTTCATCCCCCACGCGCAGCAGATCGAGGTGCAGGCCCCTGCCGGCCACTGAGCGCGCCATGGAACCCATCGTCTCCATCGAGCGCATCAAGCGCGAGGCCGAACACAGCGCCGCCCTGTACAGCGACGTCAACGCCGCCTGCCCCTACCCGTTCTTCAGCGGCGCCGGCCGCCTGTTCAAGCAGTTCTTCCTGCAGGCGCGTGCGCGGCTGCAGGCATCCAGCAGCACCCCTGCCCAACCCTGACCCCACGGAGACAACCATGCAGCTCTTCTGGCGCCTTGTCGCCCATTTTCTGGCCAACCACCCCCGCGCGGTGGACTGGCTCATCCAGCGCGCCCAGCGCACGCCCTACACCCACATTGCCAGCGCCGACGGCAAAGAGGTCTACATGGGCCGCTATTGGCTCTTCAACCCCTACGGCCGGGACGCTGACAACAACCCCACTCCCGCCCGCTGGCCATGGCTGCCCAGCGTGCGCATCCATCACATCCGCCGCGCAGACCAAGACCGCGACCTGCACGACCACCCCTGGAACGCCCGCACCATCGTGCTGCGCGGCTGGTACGAGGAAGAGCGTCCCACCCTCGCCTGCAGCGCCGAAGATCTGGTCGAGTACTGCACCGAGTTCACCCTCCACAGCCGCGAGCAGCGCGCCACCCTTTTGCGCCAGGCCGGCTACACCGGCCGCCTGCTCTTTGGCCAGTACCACCGCATCAGCCGGGTGAGCCCGGGCGGCGTCTGGACGCTCTTCATCACCGGACGCCATCGCGGCGAATGGGGCTTCCAGGTCAAGGGCCGGAAGGTACCGTGGCGCGTCTACCTCGGCCTGGACAAGGGAGACGCCGCATGAAACGCGACCTTCCCCGCCTACAGCCAGAGCTGCCGCACGCCTCTGACGTCATCCACCCCCATACCGGCTCGCACAACGGCGTGGAACGCATGTTCTGCAGCCCCAGCGCCCGTGCTGCCAGCGCGGCAGACCTTGCCCCGCCACCACCGCGCCCGGGGAGCCTCACCGCGCTCGACTGCCCCAGCCGCATAGGCGACCAGCTGCACTACCGCAACGGCCGCATCACCGACCTCGCTGGCAATCCCGTCAATTAAGGAGCCACCATGTCCGATCAACTTGTCATCTTCAAGCGGGCCAACGCCGTCCGCTCCACCACCAATCCTCGCAAGACTTTTCCTGCCGAATACCTGCAGGAACTCGCCGACAGCATCAAGACGCATGGCGTGCTGCAGCCCGTGTTGCTGCGCCCCTTGCCCGCCTGGCGCGTGCCCGACACCCCGCGCAACGTCACCCACGAAATCGTCGCCGGCGAGTGCCGCGACCGCGCTTGCGAGATCGGCTCCGTCGACGAATACCCCGCCATCATCAAAGACCTCACCGACGAACAAGTCGTCGAGATCCAGCTCGTAGAAAACCTCAAGCGCCGCGACCTATCTCCGATCGAAGAGGCCGAAGGCTACGAACAGCTCATGCGCGTTGCCAAGATCAACGCCGACCAGGTGGCCGAGCGCATCCAGCGCAGCCGCAGCTACGTCTACACCCGTCTCAAGCTGCTGGACCTGGGCACCGATGGCCGCGCCGCCCTGCGCGACGGCAAGATCGACGCCAGCACCGCCGTGCTGGTGGCCCGCATCCCGGACGGCAAGCTCCAGGTCAAAGCCCTGCAGAAGATCCTGCGCGGCACCGGCTGGGAGCGTGAGCCCATGAGCTTCCGCCGCGCCCAGGAGATGATCCAGCGCGACTACATGCTCAAGCTGAGCGACGCCCGCTTCAGGATCACCGCTGTGGATCTGGTGCCCGGCGTCGGCAGCTGCAAGGAATGCCCCAAGCGCACCGGCGCCAACCAGGACTTGTTCGCCGACGTCAAGAGTGCCGACGTTTGCACAGACCCAACCTGCTTCCACAAAAAGGAAGAAGCCGCCACCAAGCTGCTGGTGAAAGAGGCCGAGGCCAAAGGCCAGACCGTCATCGCCGGCAAGGAAGCCGAGGAACTGGTCACCAACAGCTACACCGGCGCCTACAAGGGCTACAAGCGCCTGGACAGCAAGGAAGACAGCCCAACCGACGAGCCCCTGCGCAAGATCATCGGCAAGCTCATGGAAGAGCGCGGCATCAAGCCCACCATGCTGGAGAACCCGCGCAAGAAGGGCCAGCTCGACGCCTGCCTGCCCAACGACGTGGCCAACACCCTGCTCAAGGCCGTGCAGGCGGAGGCCAAGGCCAACAAGAAAGAGGCGCCGGCCGCCATCAAGGATCTGCTGGACGAGAAAGCCAGCCAGGAGAAAGCCCGCCTGGACGCCAAGTTCGAGCGCGAATGGCACACCCAGCTCATCGCCGAGACGTGGGCCGAGATCCAGTCCGCCGACCCGCACCAAGACGCCGTAGGCACCGGCTTCTTCAACATCGAGATCCACCGCATGCTCGCCAGCCACGCGGCCTGGAGCCTGGACAGCGATTCATCTGCCGCCGCCAGCAAGCTGCTGGCCACCGGCAGCGTGGGCGCCCAGCACGGCCTCAAGGAACTGGCCCAAACCCACCCCCGCCCCGACCAGTTGCACCTGCTCCTGCTCATGTACGGCCGCAGCGGCGAAGGCTTCCAGCTGGTCACCAAGTCCGTCTGGGGCGACAAGCTCAAGGAATTCACCAACCGCGTGGAGAAAGAGGTCAAGGCCCGCGTCTACCCCAAGCCCGAAGCGAAAAAACCGCCCACCGCTACCGCCTCCGCTGCGCGGCGCGGCGAGGGTGCGGGAGAAGCCAAGCCCAAAGCCTCCGGCTCGCGCAAAAACCCCACCGCGGCCGCGCCCAAGATCTCCGCCGCAGAAGCCAAGCGTGGCATCGCTGACGCGCTGCAGGGCATCGAAGAGCCGGCTTCTGCGCCCAAGGGCGCAGTGGCGCCGCCCGCTGGGCCAGCTGGTGGGCTGGCGCTGGGGGCCACAGTCAAGATCATCGACAACACCGACTGCCTGCAGCCCCGCTTGATCAAGTACGCCGGCAAGCAGGGCACCATTACCGCCAAGACCGGCCCCGAGTCGTGGGACGTTACTTTCCGTGGCCGCACTGGCGGCCTGGCGGGCTTCCATGCGAGCGAGCTGGAGGTGGTGGCATGAACGGCGCCGATTCCATCGAAACCAGTGAGCGCGAGGCAGTTGAGCCGAACGGTCGCTGCGCTGATACCAGTCAGAACGTCATGCCCTTTGGCATAGCCCACATGCTGCCGCCGTTCACCTTGGACGGCCACCAGCTGCGCCGCGCTCTGCAGCTGGCCAATCCAAACGGCGACCTAGCCCCGGACCAGCTCGACACACATGTCTGCATCCAGTACAAGTTGCCGGGCAAAGACACAGATGGCGAAGATGCACCCGCCGGCCTCTACTGCTGGCTCCAGGAGTACCCGGAGGAAGGTAGCCTCTGCATCGATGCCCCGTGGGCGTTCGGCCCCGAAGACTTCAACCTCCACCGCCACCTCCAGAGGCAGCGCGCCTTCAGCGAACGCAACTTCGGCCCCG